CTGCAGCACGGCAACGTTTGGCAGATGATGCCGCTCGACGTCGCTTAATCCAAGACGCCGGTTTTGGTGTGCAGGGGCCTGCATTGCCGCCCACTGCGCGAGGCGCTGCCGCCGGAGGCCGAGGTCGCGGGCGTTTGGGGGATATTGCCGGCAACGCAATTATCGGCGGCGCATTCCCCTTGCTGTTTGGCCAAGGCGGTGGTGCAGCTGCTGGCGGTGCAATCGGCGGTCTGGTCGGTGGCGCCTTTGGCGGAGTCGGCGGTTTTGCCGGCTCTCTGGTCGGTACTGTTATCGGCGATATTGCTGCCAAAGGCGACAAAGTACGCCAGTTGGCCGAGGACATCGGCTTTTCTGCTGAGCAAACCAAGGTTCTGGAGCGAGCCTTCACACAAGCCGGCAGAGAGTTCGACAAATTTGAGTCATCGGTACAAGCAATTCGCGGTGTGGGCCTTGCTATTAATGATCAGGCTAGCGCGATTAACGCCGCTAGTCAGTTAGCTGAAACTTACGGCGGAAAGATTGACAAAATTACCGCTGCATTTGCATCAGCATTAGCCAACGGTAAAGTCACCCAAGCCACACTAAATCAATTAACCCAACAGGGTATTCCTATACAGGAAAAGCTGGCAACAACGTATGGGGTAACCCGCAGCCAGCTTTTAACTATGGCTAAGGAAGGCAAAGTAAGCGTTCAACAGCTTGCCGACGCCTTCGTTTCACTAGCTAACGAAGCCGCTGGTACTGCGCCCAAAATTCCGACAGCTTATGAAACCGCTTTTAAACAAGTACAGCAATCTGTAAACGACCTCGTAAGTCGCGTATCAGCGGCTTTCAACGTACAAACAAACAATATGGCCGGTGCATTTGATAATGCTGTAAGCCGTATCGGCAACGCAATTAGCCAACTAATTGCACGACTTACACCGTTGATAGAAAAAATTGCCGCTGTAACTGCCTTCTTTGTAGATTTAGGAGTAAAGGCCGCCACCGCTTTACTATCAATCCCAAATTTTATTGAATCGATTGCCACTTCCTTGCTGTATGTAATACCCGGTCTAGGTCAAATGCTGGCGCTGTTAGACGGTATTCAAAAAATTACCGGAGGCGGTAAAGGAGCAAAAACAGCCGCTGATTATGGGCGTTACGCTCCCGGATTTATGCAGCAACCAGTAACAGGACCCATTGCACCTATAGCTACACCCGGCCAACTATTTGGCGCAGCAGGTAAGAAAGGTAAAGGAGCAGGCGGCGCCAAACCCCCAGAAGACCGCAGCGCCGAATTACAAGACGACTTAAAAGCGTCGAAATTAATTTCTATTACTCAAGATGGTATTCGTGACGCTTTGTTTGAAGGAAATAAAGCGCTCGCTATTCGGCTTGACTATGACCAAAAAGTACACGACATAACCAGAGACACCGCAAAGGCACTACGCAACGCAAACTATGAAACCGAGAAAGCCGTAATTCGCGCACAGGAAATTGTGCGCATTAAAGACGCCGAACTGGAGCGCGATGATCAACTGCGCGATCTAGCGCGAGATATTAGCACTGCGTACGAAGAAACTTTCGCATCTTTGCGAGAAGGTGTTGACTGGTCCAAAGGCTTTACGTTCCCCGACACCGTGCGGGAGTTTATCAAAACAGCACGCACAGAACTGGAGGATCTTCAAACGGTTGCGATTACCGTAGCGCAAGGCATAGGTTCTGCTATAGGCAACACCTTTACCAACGGTCTAGTCGGCCTACTTACCGGAGCAGCAACTGTAAAATCCGTTTTTGCAGATTTACTCCAATCAGTAGGCGATATTTTGGCGCGAGAAGGCGCGCGCATGATCGCTACTTATATCGCTATCGGCATTGCAAAAGCATTTGCTGGTTTGGGAGGCGGAAACATCTTTAATGGTGATGTAGGGGTAGACACCTTTGGGAAGTTCGGTATGCCCGGTCTAGAAGGCGCCGGCGCCTTAGGTACCGGTTTCCCTCTTAGTTCTGGGGGTGCCGGGGGTGCTTTTTCTGGTGTTATTCCGGGTTTTGCTAAGGGTGGTTACGCAGCAGCAAACATGCCAGCGATCGTGGGCGAGAATGGTCCCGAACTGTTTCTCCCTCGAACCGGCGGCGGGATTGTACCTAATAACGAGCTGCGCGACGCCATGGCCGCCGGTGCAACAAGCACTGCCCCTGTACTTAATATGAGTTTTGAGACTACAAGCATTGGCGGCGTGGAGTATGTCAGCCGGGATCAGCTGGAAGCAGCCATGGCCGCAACTCGTCGCCAAGCAGCGCGTGACGGAGCCAAGCGCGGAATGAGTATGACTCTAGACAAACTGCAGCAAAGTCCTAACACCCGCGGCCGTCTCGGTCTTCGCTGATGGCCGCTCAATTTCCAGGCATCAAACCCTCTAGCCGCAGCTTCAAACTCGGTAACTACCCCACAAAGGTGTATCGAGCGGCATCGGGCGCAACGGTAAAGCGAGCTTTTGGTAATCGCCCGTTTGGCTATGAACTGGAGCTGGCGTTTGAAAACATCAGCGACGCCACAGCCGTGCAAATCTTGGATCATTACGACGCTACGCAAGGTGGCTTTGAGCGATTCACGCTGCCTGCAGAATTGTTTGCCGGGATGGCCACAGCATTGACTGGCAAGATTCAATCGCCTGCGTTGATCAAGTGGGAGTACGCCGGAGCGCCTGAGGTTCAATCTTCCATTGTGGGGCGCAGCAGCGTCACGCTCAGCTTTGTCGGGGAGCTGGACTACTGATGGCTGAGATTCGCATCGCCCAGTATTTCAAGCTCATAACCTCGATTGGGGTGGTGCATCGGTATCAGAACTACTTTGTCGGGGAGACCAAGACGTTTTTGAGCGAGTCATACGGTTTTGCACCGTTCCGCGCCGAAGGTGCCATGGCCACGCTGAACGGCGACAACGAAACGCTGCAAGTATTGTTCCCCAACATTGAGGTGGCGTTGCGGCTGGTGGAGCAAGGCAACGGCAACCGGCTCAGCGAACTGACGCTGACGACAGCGTGGCTAAATGCAAGCGGTCAGATCCTGACCACCCTGACCGATTACTACATCGGCATTGGCGCCAGTTTCAGCGAAACCACAATCGAGCTGCGCTACCGCTCCGCCATCGACAGCGTTGGTTCGGCCTTTCCCGGCCGCACGCTCACCCGTGATCTGGTGGGGCCGCTACCGCTCAACAGTGAGCTGTACTTGCGATGAATGATCTGATTGGTCTCAAGCGAGCTTGGGCCGCCAAGCCTGGTGATGGCAGCGGCACGGTGGATTGTTGCCTGCTGGCAGCCGAGGTGCGTCGGCGGCTGGGCTATCACGATTACACGCCCGAACTGGCCTGGATCTTCGAAACCTATACCGACGAGACCTTCCCGCGCCGCATGATGGCGAAGTGGCTTCTGCAAAACGGCACACGCCTGCCCGGTCCTGAGCGCCACGCAGTCGTACTGCTTCCCGGCTCCGCAGGTGGCGCAATGGGTACAGTGATGGACGACGGCAACGTGCTGTTCATTGCGGAGAAGGTTGGCGTGGTACTGGCGCCCGTCCCTGTCGGCATCGGTCACTATTTCAGGCTAAACAAATGACTCGTCGCCTGCTGCCCTACGAACATCAGCTGATCCGTGAGCTGCAGATCAGTGAGCAGGAGTATCTGGATTTCCTGCAGGCGCAGTTTGACTACACGCGGACACCTGAAGAGAAGCTGCAAGAGCCCGTTGCGTGGGAGACAGTAGCGATTGTTCTGACAATCGTCGGCGTCCTGTTTCAGGTTGGCGCCGCCTTGCTGGCACCAAAGCCGCAGATTCCCAGCCTGTCCGGCCAGCGGCAACGCCGTGAAGAACGTTTTGCCCCACGCTTTGGATTTAACAGCACACAGGATTTGGCCAAATATGGCGATCCGGTCAACTTGGTTTATTGCAACACCAGTCAAAACCCGACCGGCGGTGTCCGCGTCGCCACGTCGCTGATCTGGTCTGCAGTTAGCAGCTACGGGTCCAGTCAGTTCATGCAAAATTTGCTGGTTCTTGGTGCCGGTCGGATCAATGCACTTGATTTAAACCGCACCGCATTTGGCCAAACGCCAATCCGACAATTTTTAACTGGCGCCGCATGGACTTACTACAACGCAACTGGAAATGTACGGTTTAGTGATCTACTAACGGGTACCACAAACGACCCCACTCGCACAAATACCGGCGACATTGTATACCGCGTCAACACGGGCGGCACATGGCAGGAGGGTTTTAGTCAGGCATTTTCGCCTACATCATTAACAAAATGCGGTGTATTTGCACCGATTCCGTTAAACATTTTAATCATAGAACGCAATAACGACGGTGACACCGAAAAAGCAGCTTTAGGTATTACGGTTGATGCTGCTTTTGTTGCTGCTTACTGGAGTGCCAATCGACAGCGCATCCCCGTTGGTGCGCGCATGACATTAACGTTCGAGAAATCTTTGCTTAGCGGTAAACCAAAAAACGTTACACAGTCCGCAGCGGAGCAACGTCGCACCCTATTTTCGTCGCTTGATTCCGCTAGTACTTACAAACTGGGCAGCGCAAAGTTTCGCCTGGCGCAACAGCTACCTAGCGCCGACTTGGACGGAGGAAACATTAACGTCATATTTGAGTGCGTCGAATCCGGTTACTGCCCGATCGAAGATTACATAACAACTACATTTCAAAGTAATGAAAGTGAATGGACAACTGAAAAGCAAACTTTAGAAGCCCGCAACGCTCAAATTGATACTATTTTACTCAACCCTCCGCCAATATACTCGCAGATTCAAATTGTAAACAAAAACATTAGCGGCGATCTAAATACGATTACAGCCACAATTAACCAATTTCAAGATTTTATAGAAGACGTCCGTGGATTTCGGCGTGCCCGTAAAACCAACGGTTTTCAAGACGACAGGCTGTTTGTCGAAGGTCTAGCGAATCAGGCGTCAATCGCAGACCCCATTGTGAGAGACATTGCAAATGACATTTTAACTCAAGAAGACCTACTCGAAGACACAACTAATAAAGCTGAACGTAAAGCAATTAAACGCGCGATTAAAAAACTGGAACGAGACCTAAACCGCGCAATTGAACAGTATGGAGTTGTAGAAGGTTTTGTTGTGTCACCGCGTACCGGTTTACCCGTTAGTGGTACCCAAGAAATTAGAGCTATTAACAAGCTAATCCAAACTCAAAACACCAGCGCATGGCAAAAAATTCTTGGTGCGGTCAGCGTAACAGGCGGCGGTCGCGATGCTGCTGCCGAAGCCGCACGGGATGCAGCGTTACAAGCAGAAAAGCAAACTAACTCCGCAAGAATTGCAACACTTGAAGCCTTGCTGGAAAATCCAGACAGCTGGAACGACTATTTTTATACAAAGTGTTTAGTCAAAGCCGAGGAGGCCGCCTACGAAGTTATTGCCGCACCGCGTGTAGTTAACTTTTCACTTAAAGCAAAAGTTTTTCAGCGCATTAGCGGACGCGCTAGGCAGTACGGTGACGAAAAGGTTAAAAATTACAGAGCTTCCGACAACGGTTATAAGTTACGCACCAGCATGTTTTGGCTCTGGTATAAAAACGGTTCAGACGCCGCGTCTCGTCGCGTCCCCTATGTATTTGCAATACGGCGCGGCGCAGATCAAGATAATTTTGTCGATCT